AAGCGTGAGGGGATAAAATTTGCAATAGCAAAGGCAATAAAAAAGAAAGGTATAAGACCAAGTTTGTTTTTTACTAAACCATTTGAGGCAGCTTTTAAAAGACTACCAGACGAGTTAGTAGAGGCTTACTCAATAGGCTTAGAGAAACAGATACAAATAAATATTAACAAGAAATGACAAAGATAAACGCAAGAAGTCCTTTTTACATAAAGGTAGAGAAAACCAGTATGACTTCAGTAGAGTTAAAGCTGTACATCTACACGGGTACTTTTACAGCCAATGCAAGTGTAAGTAGTGGCACACTTAGGTACACAATAACTAAAACCCCTTTAACTGGCAAAGATTATGTAGTTTATGAGGTATCTGAACTTATTAGAGATTACTTAGATATTGAGTTTGATGGGTCTTATACATCACAAGTAGTTTGGGTTAATGCTATTGCTACTGTAACTGGCGGTTCTGGTAGTGTTACCGTTACACCAGATAACACAAATGGTTATTTAGGCTTTGATGGTTATGGATATTTTGAAGAGGGTATAAACCCAGCTTTAAGCGGAACTGTGCTACAATCCAATAACACAATAGTAAGAGTAAACGATGGTTCTGTAAGGCTTCCCGTTTACACCGAAAACACTACAAGGGTTACGTTTTTAAACAACGGAGAGCAGCTACAAACAACCGCTATAAGCAGTTCAACAAACACTAACGCACAAATACAATACGTTGCACTATCTTACAACTCTGAGGATAGCTACAAAGAAAGGGTTTTAGCAGATAGTGGTACTATTGAAGAAAGCGACTGCCTTACTGCTTACTTAAATTCCTTAGACGTAAACCAGGTAGATGAGGTGCAAGTAGTATCAAGCACAGGCACAGAAGTCTTAACGGTAAAAACCTTAGAATGTTCTAAATACACCCCTTACAAGATAACCTTTGTAAACAAGTTTGGTGCTTTACAAGATATGTGGTTTAGCTTGAAATCAACAGAAAGCCTAAACACTAAAGGAGAGCAGTTTAAATCAAACGTAATAAACTTTGACACACTAACCTACAACACTTACAAACCACAGCAGTCGCAGTTTATGAAAACTGGCAAAGAAGCCATAACACTAAATACAGACTACATACCAGAAGAAAACAACGAAGTGATTAAGCAGCTAATGATGAGTGAGCAAGTGTATTTAACAAAGGTAGGCGAACAAGAGTTAGTGTTGGGTGTAATACCTAAAACAAGCAACGTAACATACAAAACAAGTTTAAACGATAGGCTTGTACAATACACCATAGATTTCGATTACGCTTTTGACAAAATAAACAACGTAAGATAGTGCAAGTAATACAACTTTACATAGAGGACAATCCAGTAGAATTATTTAAGGATGAGAGTATAAGCATAACTGACAGTATAAAATCTGTTAAAGATATTGCTAAAGTGTTTACTGCCTTTACTAAAACCTTTACTGTACCAGCTTCTAAAAACAACAATAAGATTTTTAAGCACTATTATAACTTTGACATCATAGATGGGTTTGATGCAAGAACAAAAAAAGCTGCTAACATAGAATTAAACAACCTACCTTTTAAAAAGGGTAAAATAAAGTTAGAGGGTGTGCAAATGAAAGGCAACAAGCCTTATGCTTACAAGATTACGTTCTTTGGAGAAACAGTAGATTTAAAAGACTTAGTAGGAGAGGACAAACTAAACCAATTAACTTCACTAAATAGTTTAAGTTTAGATTATAACTCTGCAACGGTAAAATCAAAACTATTAGCAGACCCAACAAGTACAAATATAATAGCACCACTTATAACACACACAGAAAGGCTATATTATAGAAGTTCTGCAAATACTGGTACAGATGGCAACTTGTGGTATCATACTGGAGGTGGGCAAGTACACGAACACGGTGTATTATGGAGTGAATTAAAATACGCTGTAAGGGTTAATAGTATTATTGATGCAATAGAAATAAAGTACGGTATATCTTTTTCAGATGATTTTTTTACCTCAACAAATGCACCTTACTACAATTTGTTTATGTGGCTACACAGAAAAAAGGGTAATGTAGAAAGTGGTACTGGTTTAGCTTTTACTAATTTAATCGATGGCTGGAGTAATGCTACTGGCACAGTATCAAGTATAATAAACACAGACACCTTAAGGCTTGATGGTGCTACTGGCAAAACAATTTTAAGCGTATCAGTCCAATTAAACAGAACAGAAACACACCCTTACGATATAGCGATAAAAAGAAACGGACAAGTAATATTTAACCAAAGTGGTGTAACAGGCACATCTGAAAGTTTTGCTGTGGATGCTTCTTTAATTACAGTAGGTGCAGAATTTACAGTTACGCTAAGTTACGCACAAACATTAAACTTTACTTCTATAATATGGTCGGTTGCTTACATAGATGAGGGGTTGGGTGGTACTGATACTTTTAATACTGGGAGTTATCAAGCAGACGGAAGCTTTGAGTTTGTAATTACATCACAATTACCAGAGATTAAAGTAATTGACTTTTTGACTGGTTTGTTCAAGATGTTTAACCTTACTGCTTTTGTAGAAGAAAGGAATTTAGGCTTGGGTGTTGGTAATGTTATTGTAGTGCAAACCTTAGATGACTTTTACAGCACTTATAACACTTATGACATATCTAAGTATGTAGATACAGAAACGTCTAACGTAAATGTAGCACTACCCTACAAAGAAATAGTATTTAAGTACGAGGACACAGATACTTTTTTAGCAGCTACACACGAACAGTTATTTAACTATCAATGGGCAGCAGAAGATTACAAACAAACCGATGATGATGGTAATAATTTAGATGGTGGTATTTATACTGTTAAAGCACCTTTTGGACACTTAAAATACGAAAGGCTTTTAGATGATGACGATGCTTCTTCTACTACGATACAAGTAGGCTATAATGTAGATGACAACCAAGAGCCTTACATAGGTAAGCCAGTTTTGTTCTACCCCATAAGGCTAACAAGTTCTACAACCCCAGCAAGTACAACCATATCTTTTAGAGATGATTTATCAAGCCATAGTGCAGTAACGTCTTACAACCTACCAAGCAATTCAGTAGCCTTAGACCCAAGCACATCAACAAACAACATAAACTTTAAAAACGAGTTTAACGAGTGGACTGGTACAACAGAATTTACAAACACACTTTTTCAAGCCTATTACTCTAATTACATTACAAGCGTATTTAACCAAAAGAACAGACTTACTAAGGTCAAGGCTTTTTTGCCTATTAGAATACTTAGAAGCTTAACTCTTGCTGACAGACTTGTAATAAACAACAAGCAGTACAAAATAAACAGCATAAAGACTAATTTGCTTAAAGGCGAAAGTGATATAGAACTATTAAACGACTTATGATAAAAAACATACTTGAACTTTTAAAACACGCAAACGGAGAAACAGAAACAATCCGTATAGCACAAGGTAAAAACAAACTACCCTTAACACTGAGAGAGGGGTACAAAGCACTTAAACAAGAGATACAATGGCGATAGAGAAAACAATAAATATAGACGTAGAAAGTAAAGACGCTTTAGCTGGTATTGGCAAGATTGATAGCGGCTTAAATGGTCTTGATAAAAGAGCTGTAACAGCAAGTAAAGGCGTAGGCAGGATATCAAAGGCTTTTAAAAGTCTTGGGGTGGCTATGAAAGCTGCAGGTATTGGTTTAGTTATTGGTGCTTTAGCTAAACTATCTGAGATATTTATGCAAAACCAAAGGGTTGCTGATGGTTTTAATACAGCTATGGAAGTCTTAAGTATTACGTTTAATGACTTTGTTAGTTTTGTAGTAAACAATGGTGGTAAGGTTGTAGATTTTTTCAAGGCAATATTTGAAAACCCTTTAGAAAGTGTTAAAGCTTTAGGTAGAAGCATAAAAAATAATATTATTGAACGCTTTGAGAGTTTTCTCGATACACTTGGTTTTTTAGCAAGTGCAGTTAAAAAGGTATTTAGTAGAGATTTTGCTGGTGCTTTAGAAGATGTTAAAGCCGCTGGTAAAGAAAGTATTGATGTTCTTACTGGTGTTAATGATACCGTTGATAAGGCTACTGAGTTTGTAGGTAAGGCAACAGAGGCTGTAAAGAATTATGCAACAGAAACTATTAAAGCTGCTTCTAATAATGTTAAGTTAGCAAATGCAGCAGAGTTAGCGGCTGTTAAAAATCAAGGTTTAATTGAAAAATACGATAGACAAGCAGAGCAACTAAGACAAATTAGAGATGACGAAAGTAAAAGCATAGAGGAACGAATTAAAGCCAATGAAGATTTGGCGAAAGTTTTAGACGAGCAAGAGGAAGCAATGAAAGAAAACGCTGCTATTGCTGTTGCCTCCGCTGCTGCCGAGTTATCGAAAAATAAAGACAACATACAACTACAAAAAGCCTATGCAGAAGCCTTAAACGAACAAGCAGCTATTGAGGCGCAAATAACTGGCTTTAGAAGTGAGCAACAAACAAACACCAACTCTTTACTTAGAGAGCAAAAAGACTTACAAAACGAACTTGCTTTAATAGGAAAGACAGAACGTGAAATAGAAAGAATAGAACTACAACAAGATTATGAGGCTAAAAAGTTATTAATAGAGAAAGAAATTACAGATGATGCTCAGAAAAAGGAACTGCTATTAGCTTTACAAAAAGATTTTACTGAAAAATTAAATAATTTAAACGAAGAAGCAGCTAAGAACGAAATAAAA